TATAGCATTTAAATAAGTGTTGTTAAACTTTACAACATTTAATAAATACATTATAAAACCTTATAAAGATTAAAATATGAATTTACAAAATCATTACTGGTATTTTACCGGTGTTTTAACACCTAAATTTTGCAATGAAGTTTTAGAATATGGTAAAAAACATCAAGAACAAATAGCTAGAACAGGTGAATTTGATAAGGAAAAATTATCAAAAGAAGAAATTAAAAACATGCAAAAGAAAAGAAATTCTCACATTGTTTGGATGAATGATAAATGGATTTATAAAGAAATTCAACCATATGTTATGGAAGCAAATAAAAAAGCAGGTTGGAATTTTAATTGGGATTGGTCAGAAAATTGTCAATTTACAAAATATTCACCAGGGCAATATTATGGTTGGCATTGTGACTCATGGGAAATTCCATACAATAAACCAAATTCCCCAAATGAACATGGTAAGATTAGAAAACTTTCTGTCACATGTTCTTTATCTGATCCTTCAGAATATAAAGGAGGGGAATTAGAATTTAATTTCAATAATCCAGAAAAAAATAAAAAACAAAATATACGAAAATGCACAGAAATATTACCACGAGGATCTATGGTTGTTTTCCCTAGTTTTGTTTGGCATAGAGTTTGCCCAGTTAAACAAGGAACTCGTCATTCACTTGTAATTTGGAATTTAGGATACCCATATCAATGAACGAAAATTTAGAATTTAAGTCTTATTTTGAAACTCCTATATATGTAGGAAAACTTCCTGAATTAGTAAATGATTTAAATAAAATATCTGATAAATTTATTATAGAATCAAAAAATAGGAATAAAAAAATTATAAAAGAAAGAGATAAAACTATGAAAAAAAAATTAGGTGATTTTGGTTTTACACACCATTCTACTTCATTGATAAATTTACCTCAATTTGAAATATTACAAAACTACGTTACTAATAGATCAAAAGAAATTTTAGAACACATGGGATATGATTTAACTAATTATTTATTAACATGGACAGAGTTTTGGGTCCAAGAATTTGCAGAAAAAGGAGGAGGTCGTCACGAAGGACATGTTCATTATGATAACCATATTTCAGGTTTTTATTTTTTAAAATGTTCTAATAAAACATCTTTTCCAATTTTCCACGATCCAAGACCTGGAAAAATGATGACACAACTTCCATTAAAAAATGCATTTGAGTTATCTTCAGGAAATCCTTTAATTAATTTTAAACCTGATCCAGGAACTTTAATTATGTTTCCATCTTTTTTAGAACATGAATTTTCCCTAGATTTAGGAATAGAACCTTTTAGATTTATACATTTTAATTTACAAGCGATTAGAAAAATAATAACAGGTAGTAATGAAAATTTGTGAAGATTTTTTAGAAAAAAATTTATTTTTAGAATTACAAAAAATTCTGTTTAATGCAGATTTCCCTTGGTATTATAGTAAAACTACTGGAAATGAAAATGATACATCAAATTTTTTCTTTGTGCACATTTTATTTATGGATAATCAAACTAGAAGTAATTATTTTAATAATATATTAATACCAATAATAAGTAAAATTGAAATGAAAAAATTAATAAGAGCTAAAATAAATTGTTATACAAAACAAAATAAATTTATTTATACTGCTTTTCATAAAGATTATGATTTTAAACATAATGTAGCTTTATTTTCTATAAATACAAATAATGGATTTACGTTTTTTAAAAATAAAAAAAAGATACATTCAAAAGAAAACACGTTATTATTATTTAACGGTGATATGGAACATTGTAGTGTGTCTCAAACTGACGAAAATTTAAGAATAAATATAAATATTAATTATGTTTAAAAAAAATAAATTTAAAATTATTAAAAAAGCAATATCAAAAGATTTAGCATTATTTGTTTATAATTATTTTTTAATGAAAAGACAAGTTGCTAAAACATTATTAGAAAAACGATATATTTCTCCTTTTGAAACTATGTTTGGAGTTTGGACAGATATGCAAGTTCCAAATACATATTCTCACTATGCAGATATTGTTATGGAAACTTTGTTATTAAAACTTCAACCTGTAATGGAAAAAGAAACAGGTTTAAAATTAAATCCTAATTATTCTTATGCTAGAATTTACAAAAAAGGAGACATATTAAAAAGACATAAAGATAGATTTAGTTGTGAAATTTCTACAACTTTAAATTTAGGAGGAGATCCGTGGCCAATTTATTTAGATTTAACTGGGACAGATAATTTAATTAATGAAGAACAAAATTTAATAAAACCAAATGCACCCAAAGGAATAAAAGTTAATTTAAAACCGGGAGACATGTTAGTTTATAAGGGAAATTTACTAGAGCATTGGAGAGAACCTTTTGAAGGAGAAGACTGTGCACAAGTTTTTTTACATTATAATAATGTTGCAACCTCTGGAGCAGATGAAAATGTTTTTGATAAAAGAATACATCTAGGTTTACCAGGGGATTTAAAAAGATGATTGAAAAAAAAATTTTAAGTGAAACCTCAATTTATTTTGGTGAAGTTAAAATGCCAAAAGGATTTGAAATTGAAGAAGATGAATTAGTAAAAAATATAACTTTGTCTAATTATTATGAAAATTTAAATTATCCTTTTTCAAGAACTTGGGATAAATTAAAAACATACATTACAGATTTCATAAAAGTAGAACATAATTTTAATCTAGTTCCTAAAAAAAGCTTTGGAAATTTTTATGAAAAAAATGAAATATCCTATCCTAAATTAGAAATTGACCCTGTAGATTTAAAAAATTCACCTGATTTTGTTTTTTTATATGGAGTTGAAATAGATCCGAAAACTTGTGAAATTGTAATTTATTATGATGATAACAGAAGAAAAGGGCGTACTTGGAATTTTACATTAGAAAAAAACATGTTTATTATGTTTCCATCATCTTTATTATATTATGTAAAAAATAAAAAAAATAGTTATTTAAATTTTGTACAAACTATAACTTTTGAATATATTTAATATGATACAAACAATATTTTCAACTCCTATTTTTTATAAAGAAAATATTTTTTCAGTTGAAGAAAATAAAAAATTTTTAAGACAAAGTTTATTTATAAAAAAGAAAATTAAAAAAGGTTGGACTCAATTTATAAGTCCATTATATAATACACATAATGTATACGATTTACTTCAAGATATTAATTATATTGATTTAATTAAAGCAACTTCTTATTATACAAATCAATTTGCAATAGGGTTAAAATCAAATTATAATTATAAAGTTACTTCAAGCTGGATTAATTTTTATAATCAAAAAGATTTCCAAGAGTATCATATTCACACAGATAGTGTTTTTAGTGCAGTATATACAATACAGGCCAAACATAAAAATGATTGTTATTTAACTTTTGAAAATCCTTCAGCTTGCGTTGATATGAAACCTTTAAAAAATAAAGAGTATAGTCCTATGATTGCAGATAATTGTAAATTTGATTTGCCTGAAAGAAGTTTAATTATTTTTAGATCTTATTTAAAACATTGTGTTACTCAAAAAATAAAAAAAGATGTTAGAATAAGTGCAGCTTTTAACTTAAATTAATACCCAATTAAGTATTTCTTCATTCCAAGAATATCTTTTTCCTTGATTTCTTTCTTCTTCTGTTAATTCTGGTGCATCTCCAATTGGAGATTCCCATCTTGCTTTATTTAAATTTAATATCCAAGAATTAAAAGGTTTTGGTGTAATAAAAATGTTATTTACTAAATTCCAAATATATCCTATTCCAGCATAATTACCTCTAAAAGGAGTACCATTTAATTTATGCTGATTATTTAAAGTATTGTAAGAGGTTTGTATCCATAAATAAGCTGGCCAATTGTTATGTTTTTGTAGGTATTGTTGTCCCACTAATTCAGATGAATTTCCATTTTCATCTAACATATCTTTATCATTTAATGTTAATACATTTAAAACAATATTATTCTCTGAAATTTTTGCAAAATGTGCCATCTTATTTATATTTATATCGTATCATTACAATACCAGATCCTCCGTTACCACCTGTACCTGGCTGATGTCCCTTAACTCCACCACCACCACCTGTATTAGTTGCTCCAACACCAGCAGTAGAAGCTGATGCAGGTCCTCCACCTCCATCACCTCCAGGAACAGTAGCACCAGGATTACCTACATTACAAGAACTTCCACCTCCTCCTCCTGTAAAATATCTTGTATTAGCTACAGGTCCACTTGTCCCATAACTTGGAGCAGTAGGTCCTACAAAACTATTATCTATAAAACTTCCAATTCCTCCTACACCACCAAATCTAAAATTTTCAGCTCCGCATGCATTATTTCCTCTAGCACCAGCTCCTCCTCCACCACCTCCAGCATAAGGGTCACCTGTTGTAGGGTGTGGACCACATCCTGTTCCATAACCACCAGGATTACCTTGTGGTGGACTTACTGGCGGAGTATTTCCTGATCCTTTACATGATCCTACACTGCTTTCACCACCTCCACCTCCAGATCCTCCAGATCCTCCTGCTGGACCATCTCCACCACCTCCACCTCCACCTGTTGATGTGATAGTTGAAAATATAGCAGGATTACCACTTCCTGGAGCAGAAGGACCAGTTGATGTTCCTGTTCCACCTGCTCCAACTGTAATTGGATAAGATTGAGCTGTAACATCAATACCTGCAGGATTTGCAAGTGGGGATGATAATGGTGCAGGTAGTCCTAATGAATTAGATAATCTAAATCCTCCAGCACCGCCGCCTCCACCTCGTGCAGCTCCACCGCCACCACCTCCAGCTACTACAAAATAATCAACTGTTTTAGTTGGACTAGAAGGAGCTTTGCTAACTACAAAACTTCCAGGCCCAGTAAAAATATGTGTTCTAAAATCTCCGCAATCTACAATTGTGCCTCCTGTTGCACATATAAATCTTACTCCACCTCCTGCAAAACCAAATCCCCTTGCAGATGCTGCGCCTCTAGTTGATATAATAGGCATTACAAAATCTCCTTAATTAAATTGAGTTTGTGACGCTAAAATTGTATATGCTGGGGTTGTTGCTGTTTTAATTGCAGTGAATGAATAAACATCTATT